GAACGCTCATACTAGCTCCATGCCCAAGCTACGGTCCATTGCCCGTACAGCCGATGAGCCTGCTCCTCACCATAACGGGCCTTGTAGATTCTCTTGATTTGTGGGAACGGGCGCACCGATCCTTGAATAGTCAGAGTCCCATCTACCTTATAGCGACCCCTAACCTCTAAGGCTTCGATGGTGTGCTCATCCGCTGAGTGATCCGCCGTCGCAACGGGCTGCACCCAAGCCTCGATCTCGGACCCGGCAACAAATCCGGCCTGGCCAGCCACGTCAACCTCGGCCCCAGGGCTGCCGGGGAAGGCACCGAAGTTAAGAACTGCGGTCCCACTCGCGCCCATTTATAAGCTTACTAACTTGAGCGCCCCACCGTTGGCCGGGGTCGCAAACTGATGCGTCACCTGGCCTCCGTTGGTCGGCGTGTTGGTCACATCATAGAACGCGATCAGCGGGTTTACGGTGTCGGCCCCAACATGGCGGTATAGCACCGCGCCACCGATGGTCTGCCCTGTCGCCAACGAGGCCCAAACCGGATCGTCGGCGTCGAGGTATGCGAAATCATTGACATCGTCCCGGGCGATGACCTTGTTGGCGAGCGCGATTCGGGTGTAGCCGGCGACTCCTAATTCATGGCTCAACGGATCGTCTGGTGTGCCATCGTCTACGAACAAGTGATCCTTGTTTGCAACGTAGGTCTCGCGTACTAACATGATCCGAAGGTCGGAGCCATCGAGGTCCGTCGCCGCCTTACCGACCTCCTCCAAACCCTTATTGTAGACGAGATCAGCCATTGGGCGTCAACCCCACTAACCGGCCCTCACCATCTCGGACCAGCTTCAAGGGTGCAGGAGAAGGAAGATGGACGTTGACGACAGGAGGCTCTTGCTCGGGCACCGTGAGATTGACAACCGGAGCGGGCACGTTCGCGATAGCCTGCTCCAAGCGGTGAATCTCAGCCATGACCCGATCGAATCGCCCGTCCATTCCGGCACGAAGCGACTCGTTCTCCTGGACCCGGGATGACAACACTTTCAACGTCTCGCGAAGCTCCCGCATCGATAGTAACAAAGCGCCATTCGTCTCGTGCGGAACCACCGCTGCCGGGGTCGGCTGGCTGGCAGCATACTCCGCGATCACAGCGCGAAACTCCGCCGAGACGGCGTGCACGAAGACGGCACCCGGCTTGCGGCCGTTGCCGTTCGCCCTGACAAGCGCGCGGCGAGGCCGCCATCGCCTAAACGAGCGCTCACCCTCCTCGTCGTCGTCGTCGTCGTCGTCGGGCTTTGGTGGAAGAGCCTTGCGAGGCGGCTGCGGGTCGTCTTCGTCTTCATCACCCCCACCGCTAAGCCCTTGCGCTAGAGCAGCCATGTCGGCTGGCGACGGTCCACGAGACGGCGGCTTGTCGCCCCAAGGAACCGGCGGGTCGCCCCGGTCGGCGCGTACTTCGTTAACCGTGCGGATGCCAGCCTCAACCTCTTGAACGTCGATCTGTGAGCGCCGCTGCTCGTCTTCCTTGAGGAACGCCTTTATATCGGCGCGAATCCGCAGCGTCGGACCGAAGTGTGGTATAACCAAGAATTCGTTGAGGGTCTCGACGATCTTGATGACGCGGGGAACAATGGTGGACTCGCGATAGTTGCGAATTTGCTCCTCACGTCGGCCAACGTCTCCAACCTCGATGCCTGCAGCCGCGAGGCTCACACCGAAACCGGACAAGATATCTTGCCGGTTCATCTCTCGATCCTTCACAAGCTCGGCCTCTTTGTGCGTGGCCGCGACTACTTGATACTTAAGACCACTGTGGAGAATCGCCGTCCTATGGGCGTTGTCCACACCGGTGTGCGTCTCCTGCCACAACTCTCTCATCTGTTCGATTTGCGCTCTCACCAGTTGCTGCTCAGTGGAGAGCACACCATCCGGCCGACCGCTGTTGGCATAGAATGCCGCTCGGTAGCGACTCGAAAGCTCATAGGTTGAAGCCTCCACCCACGACGGCGACAGCGCGCCTTGGCCATAGAAATCATGCCAAGGGCTGTAGTCGCGAAGATGGATTACCCAGCGTTTTGAGAACTCGAAGATGCGAGCGTTAACGGTGTACCGGTAACCCCAAATTCCCTCCCTCGGATCCGGGATGATCTCCACGCGGTCCGGACGGAGGGGCCAAATTTCGCGCGGGATGCCGGCGGCGTCAGGGAATAAGAGCCAGTAAATGTTGCCGGTAAGATCTAGGTTGGCGCTCGTGGCCTCCCATAGATCATATCGCGTCATCAGCCCATTAACCCGAGCCAGCAGCTTCGCAAGGTCGGACTGCGGGGCCTCGATCCACTCGCCGGGGTCCGCAAGCGACTGCCGCTCGATTATGATTGGCACCACTGCCGTGTTGCGCATGTTGATCGATACGGCGACGTAAACCCAAATAACGGTGCCGTATTTACGGACGAATTCCTCGTAACGCTGGGGTCGAGGTACACCAACGCTGTAGAAGCCAGCGATTGCGGACAGCAGAAGCTCCGGCGTGAGGTCGCCGGGCTCAACGCCCGGCTCTACCTTGAGGCCGAATTGCAAAAGCGGCAGGAGGCCGAATCGCTTGGCTAGGGCGCCGAGCAACTATTGCCCTCCCAACGCCAGCCAGACGCCCCGGGCCGCAGTTACTAATACGCCAACGGCAATCAGAACGACTGCAAACCCGATGAGGCCCTGACCCAAACGATACAGGAGGAGCCCGTGCCATTGATTGTTCTTCGGGTCGGGAGCGGTGAAAAGAGCGAGGTAGACCGAAAGGCCGGTCGCTCCCAGCATTAAAACGCTAAGCCAGAGAGCGATCGACCATTGAAGTATGACGACGGCTTGGCTTCTCAATTAAACGCTCATGGTAAAAGCTCCTCCGTCGTCGCTAGCGGGTTTCCGGTTGGGGGCAGATGGGGTCGGAGGGGAGCGACCAGACATAGCGGGGTCGGGTCCGCCGGCCGATCGAGCGCCCCTCCGCGCCCCACCATAGCTCAGGATCATACCACGGGTAGAGGCTGGCTGTCAAGGTATACCCCAGGAGCCGTGTCGAACGCGGGTCTAACGGCCATTATGCCCCTTATGGATGAGGTTGCAAAACGCCCGGTTTCGCTGGCTCCACTCGCGCGTCTCCCGGCAATATACGCACAGCCCCTCGGTAATAATAAGATGTAACATTTGGCAGTTAGAGCACGACTCCCACACGCCACCGGTCCAACCCAGCAGCTTACCCGGGAGCACGTTGACTTTAATCATGTAGAGCCTCTCTGTAATGGCACCACATTTGCACCATGGCCCGCGATCGAGTCACCTTATCAAACGTCTTTGAGAAGACCCAAAACTCGCACCATCGGCACTTACGCCACCAACCTACGCGAGTGATAGCAATCACCGTGGCACTCATATCATCGCCATCGGAATTGCTTGTTCAAGGCCGCCGTATGCAAGGCACACTGCGTCGGCCCGATCGGGCGAGCGCTTGATCCGCTTCTTATGGTTGTCTTTCGGCTCAATCTTTTTCTGCCCCGCTGACGTATAATGAAACAATACCGTTACTAGCTCTTCACGCAACATTGTGTCGTCTGGCAACGCCGCATCTCCATTTTTTAAGCGTTGCGCCATTGAATCCCACTGCTCGTCGCGCCGATTCACCCACTTGGTCTCGTTTGTAGGCTTCTGCGAAACGTTGACGCCTATTATGATGACGCCTACAAGGTCAGGATGCGCGGGCACTTCCTTCTTGGTCTTATCGTCCAGCTTCTTTTCGGCCTGCATCTCTAACAGGCGGTCGAGCGTCCCGGCCCCGACCCCGATTGCATCAATGCGCACGGTCGATGGCCGGTATTTGCGTATCGCCGCAACGATAAGCCCGGCAGCTTCCATTTCTGACTGCTTGCTGTAAACCTCAAGCGGAAGGATGCGCGGCCCCTTACGCGAAGCGATTACCATGCTGTCGTCGCCGTAACGCGCGCAATCCACGCCCAACTCGGAAACGCCGAGCTCGATCTCCCTACGCAAAGTCTCCAAGCGCTTCGGCGCCATGGCCGCCTGCACGTGTTCGAGCGCGATGAGGTTATTAGCCCCTTGCGTGAGAAATTCAGCCAGCACCCCGGCTACGAAGTTTGGTGAGTCTTCGCCTTCTGCCCGCTTCTCCTCAATGGACGCCGCCGACACAAGCCACGTAGTCGGAACAAAACGCTTGATTTCCTCGTTCCATCGCGCGGATGGGAAGTGCATCGTCTTCCACAAGCGATTCGTACCGGAGAAGCAATCATAGAAATCGCCGGCCGACGGACCCGGAACCGACTGCACAAACATTTTATTACCTTCCCGAGTACACATCCTCTTGGCCGCATCCCAAATCGCTTTGTCGACCGCCTTAGCCTCAGTAATCACAAACAACAGATTCTCGGAATGAATGCCTTCGATGCCGCCCGTAGGGTCGTCGGCGTGTATCGCAGGCGAGAAGCCAAGAGCCCACCAATCTTCGGGCGCGTCCCGGTGGCGAAGCTCATTAGTGAGAAGTAGCTCCAACTTAGGGAACGCAAGGCTCTGCTTCGTCCAAGCGGCAACCTCAGAGAAGATCGTACGTCTCACCTGCCGGCCAGTAGGCGAAGCCACCAAGATGCGGGCCTTGTAGCGCGTGACCAAAAAATGCTCGATGATCCACGCGGTAACAACATCTTTGCCCACACCGTTCGCCGCGCGCATCGCGACACGATCATGCTCGGCGTAGAAATCAAGCGCATCAGCCTGATGTGGTTCAATTCGGTCGGGTCTCGGCTTCGGCCCCATCTGGCCAAAGATGACGTGCTCGACATATTTGACCGGATTCTCTGCGTAGAAATGCCACGCGGCCTCTAACTTTGCCGCCGGGGTAACTATTATGGGGTCCACACCGCTACCCACATAAAAATCGTCCACCCGACCATAAACACGAGCACGAGACCCAGGCGCCTAATCATTATGCCGATGTGAACCCGGCGGGCAATCAACTGTGCAGGTGTCCGCCCCGGGCGTACCGTCGGCGTCGGGGCCGATCACGTAGCGCCGCCACTCCCCACGCATGCGGTCAACCTGGACCGGCGTCATGTACGTGGTATAGACGACCTCATCCGCCGTGAAGGCCACGCTATCGACCTCATCCACCGTTAAGGCCATTCTATTTGGCCGCTCTAGCCACGCGGCAACCACTGATACGACCGTATTGAAGAATCCTCGTCTGTCCACAACTCCCCCTAACTAGGATTGCCTTTGGCGTTGGCCGCGCCATCGCCCTCCCCGACTGCTCGGCGCGACTGTTCGTGCCCGCGCTGCATAATCTCTTCAAGCGATAGCCCCACGCGAGCGTTGACATCAACGCGCTCTCGGTACTTCTCCGGCCGAAGCGCCCGCAATACCATTTCTAGCATTCGGTCGCTGTACCGCTTGATGAAGCCCACGGTCTCCCATGACGTAACGCTTTCACCCCCACTATCTACTCGCGTCACTTGGCGGATGACGGGCTCATCGACGCCGTGAATCCCGCGTCGAATGGCCTCCTCCTCGGCCATATCCGCGATTACCGACAGCGCCTCTTTCCACTGAGGCTCGTATTCAGGGTCGGTTTCGAGCCACTCGTGATGCTTGCCGTACGGAATCCTTGCTGCTTGGGCCGCGAGCCGCACGGTACCGCGCTGCTTATACGCGTCGAGGAACAGCTTCTGCTCCTCACGCCGATGCTCAACCTGTACCTGCTTTTGCGAGACCAACGACGTTGGATACTCGCTCATATATGCCCCGTCGTTGGTTTTGGCTGAGTCTTAGTACTCCGAGTTAGAGTGAAAACAGCCTCGACTACAAGTGGCCCGGCCGCTAGAAGGCCGTCTGGATGTTGCATCCGCACGCCGATCTCAGCCAGCGTGTAACCCTCGTCTACGCCGAACCACTCCCGCAACCTGTCGATCGGGCATTGCAGAGTCTTATTAATTACCTCGATGCCCTCCAACTCATCGGCCATGTTTTAAACCCTCCCCCGGTTGCGACGGCGCGAAAGCTTGGCCATCGCGTTTTTCACCCGCCGACGTTGAACGCGTCTAGCCCACATACGACCCCGGTCGTTCCCCCACGTCGAACGGTTGTGCTTCCCACTCCCCGGGTCGCGCTTCACGGATTGTGGAATCATTGGCGCCGTTGACTCATAGCTGGCAACGACAACACGAGTCGGAGCCGGCTTCCACTCGTCATTATGTTTCTTATCCTCGGTCCCAACACCAATCAGATGGGCCATCCGTAGCAACTCCCTCAGCATTTCCCCTCCCTCCCTGGTGACGAGTCTAGCACGGCTCGCCTGCAACCACAAGACAGCAACCTCGGGACGTATTGCACGCTAGCGATTCTAGCGGTCTAGCGGGCCTAGCGGCGTCCCAGAGAGTGTCTCTATACGTAAGACAATAAATATATTTATCTTCTGAGGCCGGTAGTCCGGACAGGGGGAGAGATATAGCTAGACCCGCTAGAGCCCCTATCCTACCCTCACAAGACCCGCGTCCCGGGCTGCTCAGAACCTCTAGCGGGTGCTTGCTCTTCGACCCGCTAGAGCCCGCTAGACCGCTAGAGCCTTGATGCTCCATTATTGACCACGAATCAGTACTTCGTGCTCCGGGTCTGAGCACCAACGTATGCTCTCTAGCGGCTTCTCTAGCGGGCTCTAGCGGTGCCGGCAAGACCATGGCTGATATCATCAGAATCGGGCCTCCATGCCTGCTCGGATGCGCAGCGGCCAACCTTTGACGGCGGTTCCTGACCCCCCGCTCTCTCGTTTTCCTTGGCCGACCCAAACATTCTTAGACCGGAGCCCCGCGATGTTTAGCGCCCGGGTCCACTCGGTGTAACTCATCGGCCGGTAGCGCCGAGCATTTGCCCAGGCGTCATAGTCTGCGAAGAGGTCGCCCCCGGGCGTGTATTTGTGTTCGTCGGTGATCCGATCGGTTCGTTCTACAATCCACGTGCGGACCGGGCTCTGCTCCATCTTGTATTCTTCCAGCCTTTGTACCATAGACCCCGATGGTACAAACGCGCCACGCTTTCGGAGATCGAGGTACGCCCCGATCCAGCGCCGTAGGATCGCGGGTCGCTCAGCCCGGATCGTAGTGTGAAACTCCCGTATGCGCGCGGGCTCCGGGATCGTATTGGGACATGATATGATCATAAGCCGTTCGAACGTCGCGCCGCTGGCGTCCGAGGTTGATGGCATCTCGTTCGTAATGATCAGGAAGCGCGTCGTTGGGTTGTATTCAAACGGGCGTCCGTACGGATGCCGCGCCCGGATCGGGTCGCCGCCCGTGAATTGTTTGAAGTAGACGTCCGGAATGTTATCCAATCTCGACTGCTCGCTGCTGACGTTGAGCAGCTTGTCCGCCAGCGAAGCGCGATGATACTCCTCTTTTAGCAGCGGTAGAGGCACGGAACACACACCAGTGCGATCATGCAAAGCCATAAGAAGCAGTGATAGCGTTGTTTTGCCAGTGTCATGTGGACCCTCTAAAATGAGCGCCTTCTTATAGGCTAGGCTCGGGACGAACGTCCAACCGCAAAACTCCTCGAAACACCGGGCCGCCCCGCTATCCCCTGCAAAAATACGGTCGATGGCCTCCTCGTACATTGGGCATTCGACCTCGGGGTCCCAACCAAAATCGAGCCGGTGCAGCAGCCCGTGTTCAGGC